CGGCCGGCGGACGGCTCGGAAGATGGCCGCGCCTCGTTGCAGCTACTTGCCGACGACCTTGCGGACGTTTTTATTTCCTCGGTCGCCGATAACCGGGGAGTATCGAAACAAACGGTGGTCTCCAATTTTGGGCGCGGTGCTTCCGTTGTAGCGCGGCGAGCTTTGGATGCCGGGATGATCGATGGGATTACAACCATCGATTCTTATATCACGAAAACAAGTGCGAATATTTCGTTTGACATAACAACCGACCCCGCGATTGCGGGAGAAAACAACGAACAACAGGAGGTCATTAACATGACGCTAAAGGAGATGCTTGCGAGCAATCCTGCAATCGCCGCTGAATATGAAAAAGCCATAGAGGCAGCGAAAGCCGAGAGCTTCAAAGCAGGCAAGGAACAAGCTCAGGCGAGGGCCGAAGCGGCGATGCCGTATCTTCGGGCCGACTCGACTTACGGACAGGCAGGGCGCGATCTGGCGCTTCAGGTGCTGGCGGGCAAAGTGGACGCAGTTGCGTTGACGGCGGTTGCCACGGTTATCGATGCGCAGCGCGAGCAGGCGGCGCAAGCAGACGCGCAAGCCGAGTCGGCGGCCGTCGAGGTTACTCCGGCGGCTCCGCCCAAGACGGCGGGACAAGACGACGAAACAACTTTCCGGGCGAAAGTGGACAGCGACAGAATTCGGCGCGGTCTTCAACCCCGATATAGCGAGGTGCAATAATGGCAGTTCAAGCGACACAAAATAACACCACCGTTCCATTTTCGAGAGACGGCGAGGGTTTTGTGAAGGACAACGAAGTCGTTCTCACAGACGCAGGGCGCTCTGGGGCTATGGCTCCGTATACACTCATGGCGCAGAATCCGACTACTCAGAAGTGGGTTCCGTTCACCGACAACACGGCAGTAGATGGAACGCAAAAGCCCAAGGGTATTCTTATGATCAATCTTACCGAGGCGCAGATCAAGGCGGCGGACGTGGTTGATGTTTCGATTCTGGTGGGCGGGCGCGGTCTGGTTGTGGACAAGAATCAGTTGGTTATCGAAAACTCAAAACTGCTTACCACGGTAATCACAACGGAAGTCGAAACGGTTGAATCTTATCTTCAAACGCGTGGAATCTACATGCAAGACACCGTGGATATCGACGCCTACCAACAGGCGTAAGAGAGGAAAACGACAATGCCTAATACACTTTCACCCATCGCAATGGACCCCTTCAGCAGATATTTCTGCGAGATGTTCAACGAGAAGTCGGTTATATCCGTACCGACAGCGTTTCAATGTTTCTTCGGTCGTCCCGAGGCCAATGGCTCGAAGACCGTTTGGTCCACGGATGCTCTTACGGTGGACATCGATATCATTCGAGCGGCCGGCGAGACGCACGCGGCACTCGTGCATCGTGGAACCGATGCTCGGCGCTTGGGAAGTGACAAGAAGTCGATCAACGTCGAAAAGTTCACAAGCGAGTCGCGCGTGTATCCGTTGATCGAAGAGGAAGGCGAGATTGCGGCATCCAAGTTGCTGTTCCGAAACGCGGGCGAGAACCCCTACAGCGCGGCGACGCGGCAAGAGCGTATGCGGGATCGCGCGATGGAGATTTACGAAGAGGCGGTGCGCCGGACCATGCGTGCCCGAGAAGTGCTCGCCGCCGAATCGATTCTGACAGGCAAGCAATCGGCGATCTTCGGAACAACCAACTCGGCGCTTCAGTACGATTTCAAGCGTACTGCGGGTATGAACTGGTTTGCTTCCAAGGACTGGACGGACAAGACTTCCGATATCCTTGGCGACATCGATGCGGCTTCCGATCTGTGTCGGAAGAAAGGGTTTATCCGGCCGGAATTTCTCGGGCTCGGAGAGACGGCAATGAAGTCTATTATTTCGAACGAAGACATCGTAGAGAAGGCGGATAACCGCCGGTTCGAGATGATTCAGGTTTCTCAGAACAACCCGGTTCCCCCGAAGTTTGCCAAATTCGTGGAGTGTGGGTGGGTTCCTCGTGGATCTTTGCGTACACCTGCGGGCAATCAACTTTGGATGTTCACCAACAACGAGTATTACACAAACATAGCTGGTGCTCAGGTGAAATACATGCCGGATACCAAGGCGTTCGTCGCGTCGGTTGATGCACGCATGGATCTGTACATCGGACCTCCCGAGAGATTGCCGATGATCGGAAGCGACGTTGAGCAGTTCGTTGAACTCTTTGGGTTCAACCCGGCCGGCGGTCCGAGCGTTCCGAATATCCAGGGTTCTGGTATTTTCGTTCCGGCGCATTACTATTTCGATTGCTACCGGAGCACAAACCAAAAGTCGTTGACTTGCCGCGTACAACACGCACCAATATTCGCAACGACTCAGGCGGATGCAATCAGCGTAATCGAAACGGAAGCGCCGTAAAGGAGTTTTGAACGTGGCTAGGCCAAGAACTCAGTTTCGATGGAACCACAAGGACATGGCTCTGCGCCTAGACGGGGAATTCTATCTGATGGGCGATTTCGTGCCGACCGAAAAACTTGATGCGAAGAAAAAACAATCGCTGATAGATGGCGGCTGGCTCGTGAGAGATCAAGCAGAGAACCCCGACGAAGGCGCAGAAGCCAAGAACGGAAGCGAGGTTTGAAGATGACTGTTACTGTATACAAAGGACGGCGAAAGACGGTGTATAAATCGGCGGATCAAATTCCGTCCGAGAAAAAAGAGAAGCCGGTAAAGGCTGAGAAGCCGAAGCCGAAACCCGTGGTGGAGCCTGGGAACCCCGTGTAAATGGGAAATCTTCGGGCGATAGTCGAGCGGGATCTTGCGGAGACGCTGGAAGGCGATTTTGGCCTGCCTATCAGACTGGTATCGCCCGAAGGCGTTACGCAGATATACAGCGCTAACGACCCTGAAAAACTTCTAATGGGTCAGGTGCTGTACGATTCGGCGATCATAGATGCTCAGACGGGTATGGACATGGTTGTGCACGAGCCCGTTGTGAGTCTGCGGCGCACTTCGCTCGATTCAATTCCCACATGCGCGCCGGGAAAAAACTGGCTGATCAAGATCCCTGCGACCCCTTCGGAAGATGCGGAAAAAGTTACGTACAGAATTGGCCGAACTCCCGAAGGGGGAGCTACTATCGGATTCATTCGTTTGTACTGCGAGGCTATCGAGCAAGACGACACCGAGCCCGATCCAAACCCGAAGCTTGTTCCGGGACCGAATGTTTTGTCGGTGTATCCGAAAAATGTGTGGATGAAAATTGTTGGAAATGTTCTATCTGGACAAATATGGATACTTGATCCAATACCGGATTACTTGATCACCTATCGCCCGACAGGTGGGAACGCACCGACAAATCAGGAAGAGGGGATAGAGATCGTCGATGTTCACGTAGTTGGTACAAGCTTTCCGATTGACATATACATGATGGCTCTGAACTACGTCGGCAGAATACGGTTGGACTATTATGAACTTTGAAACCCTTAAGGCCGCGATTGTTGATTTGCTTGGTAACGCAGCGGCCGGCCGGTTTCGCGTCATTGGCTATCAGAAGCAGGCGCAGTCGGCGGAAAACGTGAAGGATCTGGATCGCTCGGTTCAGGTGTTTTACAAGCAGGGGGTTTTTTCCAAAATCGCGGGGTCGATTAATGGGCCGGTGCAACACGATATGGTGTTTCACATTATTCTAACTGTATCCTCGGCGAGCAAAGGGAACCTCGCGGCGCTCAATGATCCAAATTCTTCTGTCGCCGAGTTGAAGTACGCACTTGAGCATTTGAAATTGGCCGAAGAAAACGCCGATGCTCTTTTCGATTCGCTTGCCCGGATAGTCTTTCAGATTTTGATGGATGCCAGGAACGTGGATCTGGGACTTCAGCCGGTGCCAGTTGGGGGCCGATGGGTTGAAACCGTCGTGAAAGATGAGGTTCTTATCCGAGGCGCTTTAGTCGTTCAGACCGGCGCACTGAGGTTGACGGCACGGATGCCGGAAGAACTACTCGGTGATTCGGTGGAACACGATCTTGAGGTAATCGACGCCGGTCTTGAGGTGGAGGGCGATTCGACCGTTCAGGCGGGGATAATTTATGAATACGAAGAATAACAAACATGGCGCGATTGCGCTTGTAATAGAAATCCAATCAGGAGGTTTTTAAAATGGCTATAGACGCAACATCAATCGCGGCGGCAACTGTTGCAGGCGCAAGAAACGTGCAGTTCGCAACCGAGGTTGTAAACGTACCACACAAAATTCTGATCATCGGCAATTACGATGAGACGACCAAGACGGACATCGTACAAGATACCTTGTACCGGCTGGGAAGTTCTGCGGACGCGGCGGACAAGTTCGGTTTTGGTTGGCCGCTTCATCGGCTCGCCAAGTACGCTGAAGCTGGTTCCCAAAGTATTGAAATGTGGGCATTGCCCGTGCTTGAAGATGGCGGCGCGGCTGCGTCCGTGGGAGAGCTTGCGATCACGGCGTCAAGCGCAGAGGCCGGGACGATTCACATGTATATCGCCGGAGAATACGTTTCGGTGTCCGTCGCGAAAGACGATACCGCAACGATTATCGGCGATGCAATCGAGGCGGCGATCAACGCCAAGACGGAACTGCCCGTTACTGCGGAGAATACCACGGGCACTGTTGCGGTCACGGCGAAGAGCTTGAACGCCGCTGGAGATCTGATAACTCTAACCTTCAACCAAAAGTTGAACCAAGAGCTTCCGGTTGGTGTGTCTATCGCCGTCACGGCGATGACCGGGGGAACAGGGGACTCGGATATCGAAACCGCCCTTGAAGCGCTGGGCACGGACGACGACGCGAACGAGAAGGGGTTTACCGAGGTTATCCACGGGTTTACCGATGAAAACACACTCGACCTGCTTTCCACCTATAACGGGGTGGGGAACGAAATGGTTGGATGCTGGGCGAAGGCCGTACACAAACCGTTCAGGACGCTTCAGGGTGACACTTCGATAGACGACGACGGCGCGGGGCTGGAAGCGTTGATTACGTTCGGTGACGGGCGGAAGACAGACCGCACAAACGGGATCATCGCGGTTCCCGGTTCGCCGAATCATCCGCATGAGATTGCGGCGCTTACAGTCGGGATCATGGCCAAGGTCAACCAGGCTCGGCCGGCGGAACACTTCGTGGGCAAACTTCTTCCCGGAATTCTTCCCGGAGTGCTCGCCGACAGGTGGACGCGCAGTTACGACAGCCGCGATGCGGCGCTCAAGGCCGGAATTTCACCGACCATCGTCGAAGACGGTGCGGTGTACTTGCAAAACCTTGCGACGTTCTACCACCCTGACAACGTGCTCATCACGTCGAACGGATACCGCTCGATGGTGTCCATTTCGAAGCTTCAGAATATGCTATACAACCAGTGGGCGAACTTCGCGCAAGAGCGATGGCAGGGTAACGCGGTTGTCGAGAGCGTTGTCAAAGTGAGCAACACCGCAGACCGGCAGAAGGCGACCGACCGCATGGCGGTGCTCGGCGATCTGTTTGCGCTTGCCGCTCAGTTTGAAAAGCACGCATGGGTCTACAACGCGAGTTTTACGATCAACAAACTGAAGTCTGAACCGACTCGTGTACAAATCCGGGCCGGAACCACGGGCTTCGATATCCTCATGCCGGTAATTCTTTCCGGAGAGGCAGGGATTTTCAACAACGAGATCGAGTTCGATACCTCGATTGCGGTACTCGGATAAGGAGGGCATGAAACATGGCCGACGTATCAGGATCATTACGAAGTGTCACACTGGCTGGTTTGCCGTTTGCCGTTTCGGCGGAAGCCGGGGCAACGGTTATTTTAACCGGCTGGGAAAATTCGAGAATCGCGCACTCCGGTGGGTCCATGCGCAAGATGATCAAGCGTATCAGAACCGTATCCGGGATTG